GGTCGTTCATGCGCTCGAAATTTTTTTAGCGTGGAGTTCACAAGTACCTTTACACCCTTTACAATATAGATAAGCAGCTTTACAAATATTTATGAGTTTAATTTCTTTTTCAGATCTAGCAACATTAAAAAACGTGTCAAGGCAAGCGATCTATGATAGAAAACGTAGAGGATTTTTTGACAAGGCGATTGTAAAGCACAATGGAAAAGAAGTTTTAAATTCAGAGATTGCTTTACAATTATGGGATAAAAACGATGTATATATTGCAGAAACTACAACAAAAAAGCAATTAAAAGACAAAATTGATAGTTTACCTGCTGATTTAATACCAGATTTTGCAGAAAGTAAGGCAAAAAGAGAGTTTTATTTAGCAGAACTTGCAAAATTAGACGTAGAAGAGAAGAAAGAACAGCTAGTTAGTGTTGATGAAATAAAAAAAAGTAGTTTTGCTACTGGTAGATCTATTAGAGAAGCATTAACAAATCTCGCAGATAGATTAAGTCATCAATTAGCAGGTGAAGATGATGCAACTGTTATACATAACTTACTTTCTAATGAACATAGAGAAGCATTAGAAAATTTAATACAATGAATTATTTTCAAACAAATTTTTTTAATGAAAAAGACTATATAAAACTTGAAAGCATACCAGAAACACCTAAAAATCCAAATACAAAAAAAGGTGATTTATATATTTTGGGAAAACATAAACTTTTATGTGGTGACTCTACAAATATTGAGCAAATTTCAAAATTAATGAAAGGTGAAAAAGCTAATATGGTATTTACTGATCCTCCTTATGGAGTAAAATACAATTCTGGTTGGCAACAGAAATTTGGAGAAATAAAAAATGATAATAAAATTTTAAATATAGCTTCAATTATATATAAAATTCTTGCTGAAAATTCAGCAGCTTTTATTTGGACTTCACACCATGTATATCCTATTTGGAGAAAACAATTCAATACTTACTACAAACAAACAATTATTTGGAGAAAAGCTGGTGGTGGTATGGGTGATTTAAAAGGTCAATATGCTCTTGATTATGAAATGGCATTGTTTTGTGTAAAAGGCTCACCACAATTTCAAGGTAAACGTGGGATGGCTGTTTGGGATATAAACAAAGATGCACCTGCGGCATATATACATCCAACACAAAAACCAGTTACTCTTGCTGAAAAAGCAATTAAAGATTTTACAAAAATTGATGACATTATTTTAGATTTGTTTGGTGGTTCTGGATCAACACTGATAGCCGCAGAATATACAAAAAGACGTTCATATTTAATGGAATTAGATCCTAAATATTGTGATGTTATAGTAAAAAGATGGGAAAATTTTACAGGCAATAAAGCTATTTTATGGAATTTAGTAAAATGAACGCATGGGAGGAAGGATTTTTTGCAGGTTTAAAACCAGAAAAACCTTTAACAGTTAGTGAATGGTCGGATAGTTATAGAATCCTGTCTAGTAGAGCTAGTGCTGAACCAGGCAAATGGCGCACCTCAAGAGTACCTTATGCAAAAGAGCCTCTAGATTGCTTAGGAACACAAAGTCCTATACAGCGTGTTGTTCTTATGTTTGCCGCACAAACATCAAAAACTGAAATACAAAACTGTTGGCTTGGCTATGTAATAGATCATGCCCCTGCACCTATGCTTTTAGTGGCTGCAACTATAGACCTCGGTAAAAGGTTAAGCAAACAAAGAATAGAACCAATGATAAGCGATACACCTTGTCTAAATGAAAAGATAGCACCAGCTAGAAGTAGAGATAGTGGAAATACATTAAGTAGTAAAGAATTTCCTGGAGGGATGATGCTTATAACAGGAGCAAACTCAGCAACAGGGCTGAGATCAACTCCATGCCGCTATATAAGTTGTGATGAGGTAGATGCATTCCCATCTGATGCATCAGGTGAAGGTGATCCTGTAGCACTTGCGGAAAAGAGGGCAACAACATTTGGAAGTAGAAAAAAGATCTTACTAACATCTACACCTACAATCAAAGATTTTTCAAGAATTGAAGCAGAATATTTAGCATCAGATCAACGTTTATATTTTGTACCTTGCCCCATTTGCGGTGAGTATCAAGATTTGAAGTGGAAACAACTTCAGAAAGATAATGAAAAAAATCCTAAATATAAATGTATACATTGTAAAGGTTTATTTGATGAAAGTAATAAAACAAAAATGTTGAGAATGGGTGAATGGCGAGCAATGAAAGAGGGCGATGGTATTACAGCAGGCTTTAGGCTGAACGGTCTTTATAGTCCATTGGGATGGCTGTCGTGGGAACAAATGTTGCATGAGTTTAACAAAGCAAAAGGCGATGCACCATTAATTAAAACTTTTGTTAATACACGTTTAGCAGAAACATTTGAAACAGATTATGTAAGTTCTATGAGTGCAGAAGGTTTATTAAAAAGATGTGAGAGTTATGGACAGGGTATATGCCCAGAAGGTGTTTTATTACTTACTCAAGGCGTTGACTGTCAAATAGATAGATTAGAAGTTAGCACTTGGGGATGGGGTAAAGGTGAAGAAGCATTTTTAATTGATCATGTGCAGTTATGGGGTGACCCTCATCAGGCAGAAGTTTGGAAACAGTTACAGATAGTTATTAATCAACAATATGAACATGAGAATGGTAAAAGTTTAGTACCTGTTATGAGTGCGATTGACTCTGGTGGTTTACATACATCAGAGGTTTATCAATTTACAAGAGAAAAAGTAGCTCAGGGAGTCATTGCAATAAAAGGACAATCACAAGCAAATAAACCTGTAATAGGTAGACCAACAAGAGTAGATATAAATTTTAGAAAAATAAATAAAGCTATTAAAAAAGGTGGTCTTGTTTATCCATTAGGTGTAGATACTATAAAAAATACATTAATGGGTAGATTAAAAAATAATAAAATAGGTAGTGACGGATATATACATTTTCATGCAGATACAAGTGAAGAATATTTTAAACAGATTACAGCAGAAAGACAGATATTAAAAACTAATAGGGCTGGTTTTCAAGTACCTCAATGGGTTTTACCTAATAATGTTAGAAATGAATGTTTAGATTGTTTTGTTTATTCTTACGCTGCTATGTGTCTGTATATAAGTCCATATAATAGAAATACTGTATGGCAACAATTAGAAAATAAATTTAATGAAGGTGATAAGGTAGTGAAACCAAAAAGAGCTACAATAAAACCAAATACAAATAATAACTTTGTTAATTCTTGGTAATTATGTTTAAATCTGATTTACCTAATATTATTGTTGCTGGTACTACTATTGAATGGGTGGATGAAGCTACGATAGCAGGTATAAATGAAACTATATCTGCACCTGATTGGACTTTAGAATATTTCTTAAGAACTAATACAGCATCAGAAGGCCATATTGCAACAGGCACACAATACTCAGCTAGTACAGGTTGGGAGTTTAGTATTAGTGCTACTGACAGTGCAAACTTTGATGCAGGGAATTGGTTTTGGGCGGCTAGAGCATTTAAAGGTGCAAAAGTTTTTGAGATTGGTACAGGTGAGTTAGAAGTAAGACAGTCTTTACAATATTCTGGTGATCCTTCAGCAATTGATAACAGAACGCAAACACAAAAGGATTTAGATGCTGTAACAGCAGCAATAAGAGCTATAGTAGCCGATAAAGCAGCAAAGTATTCTATAGGTAATAGAAGCTTTGAACGTGTTAATTTACCAGAGTTAAGAGCAAGAGAAGCTGAATTACAAGCTAGAGTTTTTAGTGAAAAGAGGTATAGTTTAATAAGTCAGGGTAAAGGAGACCCTAAAAACCTCTATGTACGCTTTTAGGAGACTTAAATGGGCTTAAGAAATGCTTGGAAGGGCTTATTTACATCTAATGATGACTTAAATAAGCGTAGAAATAGGTTAAAAAGGATGTATTCTGGTGCTAGATTCGATAGAACTAACCTTAGTTGGGTTACTCCATTATCATCACCTGATCAAAGTTATAAAAATTCTATTGATACATTAAGAAAAAGAGTACATGATTTAGTAAGAAATAATAATTATGCGGCTCAAGCTATAAGATATTCTACTAATCAAATTGTAGGACAAGGTGTAAAACTACAAGCACAGATAAGATCGCAAAGAGGTGGCACTATAAATACAAGATTAAATGAAGCTATAGAGGGAGAATGGAGTAAGTGGGGTAGAAAAGACAGTTGTGATATACGTGGTGTTCTTTGTTTTTCTGAACTGGAAAGATTAGCAGTGAGATCAATGATTGAATCAGGAGAATGTTTTATTATTATTCATAGAAAAGCTTTCGGACGTAGCAAGATACCTTTTAGTTTAGAAATATTAGAGGCAGAACAATTAGATGAAGATTATAAAGGTGTAAAACAGAATGAAAAGAATGTATGGCGTTTAGGTATAGAACTAAGTCCAGAAGGTAGGGCAGTAAATTATGCTTTCCTTGCTAAACACCCTGGTGATACTAACTTTTCACAAACGATAGGACAGAAAAATCATATTATTGTACCTGCAAAAGATGTAGTACATTTATTTTTACCACTAAGGCCAGGCCAGCATAGAGGAGTGCCATTTTTAGCTAGTGCTATAAATCATTTACACCAACTTGATGGATATATTGAAGCAACAGTTGTAGGACAAAGAGCATCGAGTGCATTAATGGGATTTATTACAAGTCCAGAAGGTGAACTGGATGCAGGTGGTGAAGTGTTTGATTTTGAGCGTGTAAGTGCATTCGAACCTGGTACTTTTAAATATTTAGCACCAGGCGAATCGGTATCTGTACCTGATTTAGATAAGGCAAATGGTGAATTTGAACCTTTTGTAAGGTCAATGCTCAGAAGTATGGCATCAGGTCTTGGTTGTAGTTTTGAAGCTATATCATCTGATTACTCACAATCAAACTACAGCAGTAGCAGACTTGCAATGTTACAGGATCGGGATCACTGGCGTACGATACAAAAGATGTTAAAAGAAACTTTCTACCAACCTATTTATGAATACTGGTTAGAAATGGCAGTACTTAGTAATGTTCTTACATTGCCTACATATTCAACAACACCAGAAGTATATGAAAAAGTTAGGTGGGTATGTAGAGGATATAGCTATGTTGACCCACAAAAAGAAATAGCAGGTATGAAGGATGCAGTAAGGTGCGGATTTAAGACTTTGACTGATGTCGTAAGTGAAGCAGGTGGTGATATTGAGGAATTACTTATAACAAGGCAAACTGAACTGGCAAAACTTGATGATATGAATATTATTCTAGATACAGATCCAAGTGCTACAAATAAAGCAGGTGGGTCACAATTTAAACCACTTAATACAGTTGATCCGTTTGGTGATACTGATGAACCAAGTGGCGAGGATGCCGAAAACGTAGTGGAGGATTCAAGTGGCAGTTATTAACGGTACAGAGATAGACCTTATGCCAACAAAAGGGATGAGGGATGAAGCCAGAAAATATAGAAAATGGAAACAAGAAGGAAGGGCTGGCGGTACAGATGTTGCAGCTAGAAGAGCAACACAAATTTTAAGTGGTGATGAACTAAGTCCAAAAACAGTAATTGACATGTCAGCATGGCATGCAAGACACGCGGTAGATCAGGAAGCAGAAGGCTACAGACCAGGAGAAAAAGGATACCCAAGTGCAGGCAGAGTAGCTGCGGCTGCCTGGGGAGGAAAAGCAGGCAAAAGTTTTTCAGATGCAAAATCGGCTAGAATAAAGGAATTAAGAAATAATGATCCTATGGCAAAACTTAAAAGAGCAGAACCCGATGAATTATCGGTAGGTGATTCAGTACGATGGAACGCAAGCGGCGGCATTGCTAGAGGTGTAATAGATCGCATCGAAAGGGATGGAACAATAAATGTACCTAATTCTGAATTTGAAATTAATGGTACAGAAGATGACCCTGCAGCATTAATCACTGTTTTTAGAGAAGTTGACGGTGAATTTGAAGCTACAGATGTACAGGTAGGTCATAAGTTCAGCACATTAACTAAGATAGATTCTTTAAGAAGTGTTACAAAAGTTTTAAAACGTAGTGGTGAAACATCTTTTACATCAAAACAAGAAAATACTTATGAGTTTAGTTTTAGTTCTGAGTTTCCAGTAGAGCGTACCTTTGGTACAGAAATATTAAGCCATGAGGATGGTGCAATAGATTTCGGCAGATTAAATGGTGGCGTTGCACCAGTGTTATGGAATCATAATATGGATCAAGTTATAGGAATTGTACGCAACGCATATTTAGATGAAAAAAAGAAAAAAGGAAGGGCAGTTGTTGAATTAAGCAGAAATTCTAAAGCTCAAGAAGTTAAAAGAGATATAGATGACGGTATTTTATCTTCAATTAGCGTAGGTTATCGCATTTTAGAAATGGAAGAACGTGAAATAGATGGAAATAATGCATTTCTTGCAACAAGATGGGAGCCACATGAAGTGTCAGTCGTTGCATCGCCAGCAGCACCAGATGTTGGTATTTCAAGAGGATTAATTGACGATAACGCTATGCCTAGTGCAAAAAAACAAGATATGATAGAAGATAAGCGTGTATACGCTGCGTCATCTGACGTACAACAAACAAAAACAAAACAATCCACTATGGAAAAAGAGCAACTCGATTTAGAAGTTGTGCGTAGTGAGGCAAGCAAAAAAGCAGCCTCCGCAGAGCGCACTCGTATAAGAGACATTACTTCAATGTGTAGTAAGCGTGGTTTTGACGATTTAGCAGAACAACTAATTAGTAATGGTTCATCTGCTGATCAATGCAGACAGGCAATTCTTGAAAGAATAGATGCAAAGCCTGTTGAAACTGCGAAACCTATTGAAGAGCAGCTATCTCCAAAAGAAAGACAGCAATTCGCTAGAGATTACAAAATTACATCAGGATTAAGAGGACTTCTTACAGATGATTGGTCTAATTCTGGAAGTGGTTTTGCTAGAGAGATTTCACAACAGATTGCTAAAGATTCACAAAGATCTACAAATGGTAGATCATTATTTGTACCATTTTCTGCACTGGCAAAAAGAGCTACTTATGTTACTTCTAGTGCTAACACTGGCGGCAACATTGTTGCTACTGATCTTTTAGCAGATGATTTCACCGAGGCGTTGCGTAATAATACGGTCATGGTTTCTTTGGGGGTTCAAACACTTACTGGACTTGTAGGGGATGTCGCAATACCTAGAAGATCAGGAGTTGCATCTACTGGTTATCTATCATCTGAAACTGGTGCTTTAAGTCAATCAGAAAGTACTTTTGATCAGATTTCTATGACACCTAAAACTCTTGGTACATTATCTAAGTACTCTCGTAATATGCTAATTCAAGCCACACCAGGCATAGAAGAATTAGTACGTAGAGATATTTCAGATGGTATTAATGTTGGAATTGATCTAGGAATCTTAAACGGTACTGGTTCAAGTGGTCAGCCTACAGGTATTATGCAAACTTCAGGTATTGGTTCTGTTGCAATGGGTACTAATGGAGGTGCAATTACTGTAGAAGCATTAGTAGATCTTGAAACAGCGATTATGGAAGATAACGCTGGTGTTAATGCTGATAATATCGCTTACGTTACCAACGCTAAAGTGATTGGAGCATTAAAGAAACTCAGAGCGGGTGGATCTAGTTCTACTGATGGTGCATTCTTAGTTAATACTGATCTTACAGCGATTGGTAGAGGCGGTACACCATTAAATGTAAATGGTTATCCATTAGCAATGACAAACCAAGTACCATCTAACCTTACAAAAGGTAGTACAAGCGGTGAATGTTCTGCTGTAGTCATGGGTGACTTCTCACAGGCAATATTAGGATTCTTTGGATCTGGTATTGAAATAACTGTTGGTGAAGATTCCGATGATTTCGCTAAAAACTTAACATCTGTTAAGGGTGTAGTTGCTTTTGATGTTGCTGTTCGTCATGCTCAGTCATTTGCAGCTATCTTAGACGTAACCACATAAATAGTTTAATATAGGGGGTATTACACCCCCCCCTTTTTTTATGAAAATTAAGTGTCTTAAAAATGTTTGTGCTAGTGGCGTTGGTTTAGAAGCTGGCAAAACTTATGATATTTCTACAACTGATGCAAATTTTTTAATAACTATTGGAAAAGTTGAAGAATATAAACAACCAGCAAAACAAAAGAAATCTGAATCTAAAAAATAAATGCCTTTTACAGAAGATGCAACTACACAAGATGTTTATTTAGGTGATTTTGGTGTGACCTGTATCGCTGGAAGTAATACTGGACTAGGTGTATTAGAACAACCTGACCAAATACTTGCAGGCGATATGCTTATAAGCACTGAATATGAACTAACAACACGTACAGCAATTTTCGGATCTTTAGTTTCTGGAGATAGTATTATTGTTGAAAGTATTCCATTTACAGTAAGAGATATAAAAAAAGAAAATGATGGTACATTTTGCAGATTAAGCTTATCTAAAAATTAATGACTACAAAAAGAGAAACAATATTAACAACGATAAGTTCAGTCTTAGTTGGTACAACAGGAGTTTCTGACCGTATTTTTAGAGCTAGACAAACAGCTTTTACAAGATCTGAAACGCCAAGCTTAATAATAGAACCACAAAGCGATACGGTAGAACAAAATACATCTTTACTAACACTTCATCATACTCTAACTGTATCTATTAGTGTTTATGTTGTTAGCTCAACACCCCACCAAACAGCAGATCCAGTAGTAGAAAGCCTACATTCTAAACTTATGGCAGATTTATCTCTAAACGGAAATGCTATAGACATACAACCTTCTACCACAAATTTTCAATTTTTAGATTCTGATTTAGGTGGTTTAATCGTAGAATGTAATTACGAAATTATTTATCGTACAAATATTGACGATCTAAGTACTTAGTACTTACATAATTCTTATAAAGGTTTATTATATAAACATAGTGATCATTAGGTAAATGCCAAAACTTCATAGAAAAAGATCTTTATTAGCAAAAATAGAAAGCAGCTATAATACAGATTCAAATCCAACAGGCTCATCTGATTATGTAGAAGTAGTTGATCTGGAAGTTGAACCACTAGCCAGTGATGAAGTAGAAATTGAAACTATTAGGCCTTATGCTGGTAATTATCCTAGATTATTGGCTAATACAAGAGTTAATCTAAGCTTTGGTGTGTTTATGGTGGGAAGTGGCTCGGCTGGAACTAGCCCGAAGTATGACTCTATACTTAAATCATGTGGACTATCTGCCAATACTGTAACATCTACATCTGTTACTTATACGCCCTCTACATTAGCTACACAAGATAGTTGTACATTGCATGTTAACTATGATGGCGTTTTGCATAAAATTACAGGTGCAAGAGGTACATTTTCAATAGTTTGCAATGTTAATGAAATACCTCGCATAAACTTTGAGATGCAAGGCATATTTGTTGCGCCAACTGATACTGCCTTACCTACAGTTGATAAAACATTACAACCCGATGGCATTTTATTTAAAAACGGTAATACATCTAGCTTTTCTGTACATGGTTTTTCAGCAGCTTTACAATCATGGGAATTAGATTTTGCTAATGAAGTTATATACAGGGAACTAGTAGGCGGTACAAAAGAAGCACTTATTACAGACCGTAGGCCATCTGGAACAATGGTTGTAGAGGCTGTTGCATTATCAGATAAAAACTTTTTTACAGCAGCTACATCAACATCAACAGGCACAAACACATGGGTGCATGGAACAACTGCTGGAAATATTGTCACTGTATCTTGTCCACAAACAGATTTAGGACAGCCAACTTATGAAGAGAACGATGGAATTACAATGCTAAATCTTCCATTTTATGCGACTCCAACAGATGCAGGGCAAGATGAGTTTAGCCTAGCTTTTACGTAGTTGCACTTTAATATAAAAAAGTATACCCTAGAATATATTATATAAAATTTATGTTTATCTTAAAAAAAGAAGCAACCTTTACGCATCCTATTGTTTTTACAACACCTGCGGATGGTGGACAACAAAAAGAAGAAACTTTTGATGCTGTATTTAAAATTATTCCACAATCTAGAATAAATGAAATAGCTTTACAGGCACAAAAAAAACAAAAAGAATTAAACGATGGTATATATGACGGCACTGACATTTCAGATTATTTAATCGCAGATGAAATTCTAGTTGGGTGGGATGGTATTACTGATGGAGACAAGCCTGTCCCTTTTACTAAAGCTACAAAAAAACAAGTATTAGATATAGCAGGTTTATCTAATTTGCTTGTAACTATATATTTTGAAGAGGTTTCAAAACAAAAAATAAAAAACTAGAAGGGGCTGCGTTGTTTTGGTGCGGTGATCGTATTATTGATGAAACACATTTAGATGATGCAGTCCTATTTGGTAAAACTGTAGAAAAAAAGAAAAAAGAAGAAGATTATTATATATTGCCTGATAATTGGCTAACAATGGAAATATTCATAATGGTTCAAACACAATGGCGTTTAGAACAAGGTGTAATTTTAGGCCTTGATTATAATGTATTAGAATGGATTTTTAAGCTGAAACAAAAAGATATAAAAAAACCTTTAGAATTATTTGCTGACTTACAGGTTTTAGAGGGTAAAATAGTAGAAACAATAAATAAAAAAAATAAATAATGGACTTAAGTACGTCATATACAATTAAAGCTAAAGTAGAAGGTCAAAATCAAATTGGAAAGTTAGAAACTGGTTTAAATAAATTAAAAGTATCTACTAACAAAACAGCTTCAGCGATGAGTAAACTTAAAACTGCGGCTGGTAATGCTTTTGGTGTTTTAAAAGGAATTGCACCTGTTTTAGGTGTCGCAGCTATTGGGAAAATGGTAAATGATACTTTGCAACTAGGTGATTCATTAGAAAAAATGAGTCAAAAAACAGGCGTTGCAGTACCAGTACTTGATAAATTAAGACAAGCTGCTGATTTAGGAGGTACAGATTTTAATACACTAAGTAAAGCATTTCCAACACTTGCTAAAAATATGCAAGATGCATCAGATGGAGTAGGTACTGCCAAGGAAGCTTTTGATAGGTTAGGTTTAGGTGTTACTAATGCAGATGGTTCACTAAAATCATTAGATACAATGTTTTTCGAAATTACTGACAAGATAAAAAATATGGATGATAGAACACTAGCCGCTGCAAATGCTGCTGAACTATTTGGTACTGGTATGGGTGCAAAATTAATACCAATAATGAACCAAGGAAGTGAAGCAATACAAGCATTAAAAACAAGCTTTGATCAGGAATTAGCAGAAAGAATGGCTACATTTAATGACAGCGTTAGCCAATTAGGAGAAAGATTTAAAATTTTAAGAACTGAGTTAACAAAATTATTATTAGAAGTTTTAGAAAAAATTGTTGAGGTTTTAACTGATCTAGTAGATAGATTTTTAGAACTACCTGAACCAGTACAAAAAACTATTGGTGTTGTAGTTTTATTAGGAAGTGCATTAGCTATTGCTGCACCAGCAGCATTTACTTTGGTAACAGCCCTTGCTGCGCTTGTTGTTTCTTTTAAAATAATTGCAAAAATTAAAATTGCCACAGTATTAGCTGGAATAGTTGCCAAATTCGCTGCGTTAAAGGCGGGAGTAATTGCTGGTGCTGCTGCATTTGCTCCTTTTCTACCTGGTGCTTTAATTGGTGCTGCAATTATAGGCTTAGGAGTTTTAATATTCAAATTTAAAGATCAAATAATTGGTGGTTTTAAAGCTGCTGGTGAATTTATTGTTAATTTTTTTATTGGAGTAAAGGATTCTATTGGAAATATAATAAATAATATTGCAGAATTTTTAAAACCTTTTATAGATTTTATTGGAAATATTTTTAATAATGCTATGGATTTGGCGAAAAATGCATTTGACAGATTACCTAATATTGTAAAAATAGCAGTCAGAGCCGCATTACGTCCATTTGATTTGCTTATATCTGCAATTAAAGCAGCTTTAAATTTGATAGCAAAGTTAAAAGGAGAACAATCTGCATTAGCTACAACTAACATTACAACGACTCCTTCAACTACTACTTCAACTACTACTTCAACAGCAGTAAATTCTAATCCACAGACTCAATCCCTCAATGACATATTAGCAGCTTTACCTAAAACAGATGGATATAATACAACTGATTTTAGTGTTGGAAATGTAGGCGCAAAATATGCTGGTATGAGCGTTCCAGAAACTTTAGCACAACCAAGTAGCAATTCATTGCAAGCTGTTCAACTGCCATCAGGAGGTTTCGAGATAAAACAAACTACACCAGCAAATCCTAATATTAATATACAGACGGGTAATGTAGTACAAATGAATAATACTAATTATGTAACCACTAATGATTTACAAAACGCAGTTCAAAGTAGTGTTTCGCAAACAATGAATTATTTACAGGCTGGTGGAGTAACTTATTATCTAGATTAATGGCTAACTTTGATATCTTAACTTTTTTAGAATATTATGAAGATAAAACTAATGTTTTAGATAGTAATGGTAAAAGATTACCTACAAGATCCCATCAAAATTTTTATCAATCAGCACAAACATTATCAGCAGATACAGAAATAGACCAAACAGTACAATTTAGTTACTTAGCTTTTGATGTTAATGGTTTTGCTTCTACTGAAGCAAGTAATATTAATAATTTATCTGTTAATATCGCAGCAACAGGCGCAATAGTAGACTTAACAAATACTGCTATGGAAGGTGATCGTTTAGTAATAGCATCTTTATATATACAACCTATTGGATTAGAACAATTATCAAATAATGCTAATTTAGTTTGTAGATATATTGGTACAATAAATAATGCAACGATAGACGATACTACTGTGAATTGGAATGTTACACCAGCTATTTCTAAACAAAAAGCACAAATACCCACAAAAAAAATAAGCAGTGATTTATTAGGGAGGTTTATAGGAATATGAATATTCAATTATTTTCATTTGAAATTAATGCAATTTTGACTGATGATACTGAAATTTTTAATGCAAAAGGATTTGTTATTGATAATAAAAGGGTTTATAAAAATGATAAAAATGAAATTTTATCTGGACAAAAGAAAATTAAAGAAATTAAAAGTCAGACAGTGTGTGTCCCACCTCAACTATTTGAACTTATAATGCTTAATATAAAAGAGTCTTAAATATTATGGTTTATTCAGTTACACAAAATCTTGATGAGATATTAGATGATCGTGGTTTTGTTAAAGGAACTAATAGATATATAGGAGGGCATGGAGATCCTCTTCCGATAGGAACTGTATATAAGGGAATAGCCTTTCTTGGAAGGAAGCAGAAAAAATCAAAAGTAGCTCAAGATTCACAAATACTTGATGAAAGTCTTGAAAATTTTAAACATCCTAATGCGGATCTAGATGTTTCACAAAAAATTGCTAATCCAGGTGAAACAGTACCTTTAATTTTTGGAAAACGTGTTAATAACATTGGGGGTATATGGATTAAGCCAAGTCTTATTAAAGCTGGAACTGATTTTCACAATCAAAAATTATTATATGTAATATCTCAAGGTGAGGTTGCAAGTAGTCCAGAAAAATCTAAAACTTTTACTGGTTTAAAAAGAATTAATTTTCTTGATGATCAATCTATTACATTAAATCATATATTTAATACAGCAGCTGCTTTAACAAACTCACCTAATACATGTCCTATAAATGGTACAGGTTTATTTTGTGGTAACGATTTTTATTCTTATTTAAATCCAACAGTAAAAACTAGTGGAAGCACTTTAGAATTAAGGCATGAATTAGCAGTAGATTATGTTGATTTACGTTTACTAACAAGAGGCTCAGGCGACACATCTAATACAACTTTTACTGCTACCCATCAAATTTTTGATGCTGAAACAGGGGCAAATATAACAACTGCATATAATAATTATACAGGTTATACAGGTACAACAACTTTTATCTATAATGCTAGATTTGATTCAAATTATAATCTTATAGGTGGTAGAACAGTTGGCACAATAACATCCTTAGTTCAAGATTTTTTCTCTAATCAAAATATTGATTTAGCATCACCAAATAGTGATCCAGCATTATTGCAAGTTAGTAATGGTAGAACAAAATTTGTTTTTAAAGTTACCGTTGTTGCTGTAAATAACCAAACTAATCAAAATCTACCAGCTAGTACAGGTACTCTAGAAGGCGTCCAAGAAGAAGTTTTTATAGGTACTAGCAATAATATACAAAATACTAGTGATGATAATAGTAGTTTTGCTGATATTACTTTTTTAGCAACTACAGGTAATTTATATGAAAATCCTAGTTCTGGAACTTTCCCCAGTGAAACAAAACAATTATATGTTTTTTATGATGAAGGCGTAAAATGTGATTTATATAGTCAAGGTTTAACAGGATCTAATTATTTAAATGGAGCAAGCAATCAGTTTTTAGATTTAGCAATGCATTTATTTAAAATATATAAGAAAATTGATGGTAATAATACTGCAAGTATTGTTGCTCCAGTTGATGTAACAAATTTACAAAATTTATCTAATTTTTGTAGTAATAACAATATGTTTTTTAATGGTATTATCTCTAAAAATGTTAATATTGTTGAGTTTATTAGTAATATTGCACCTTATTATTTTTTAGCTTTTTTGTCAGTTGGAGGTAAATATAAATTTGCTTCTACTTTACCATTAGATAATAATAATCAAATTAAAACAACTTCACTAACGGTTGCAGCTACATTTACAGAGCAAAATGTTTTAAATGGTTCGCTAAGAAAAATTTTTATAAATGTAGAAGATAAAAGAGATTTTGTTGCAAATGTTATTTATACTAATTGTATTCCTACTGAAGTTGCAAGACGAAAAACTGTTACAGTGAGATATTCAACAACAGAAATAGACGCACCAGTAGAACAATTTGACTTCTCTGAATTTTGCGTTAGTGTAGATCACGCTATATTATATTCAAAATATGAATTAGCAAAAAGAAAACATAGTTCACATGATGTTTCTTTTTCTACAAACTTAGTTACAACTGATTTAATACCTACTGATATAATTAAATTAGAACTACAAAGGGAAACAAGTGCTGGTGATAATAGATCTGAGACTGATTTTTATCAGATAACTAGTATTACTTATAATACTAATGGAGTAAGTACAATACAAGCTTCACATTTTCCACTTAATAATAATAATGTTTCACTTATATCTAATGACATAATTAATGGTAATTTTAAAATTTTAGAATGACAACATTTCCAAATTTAGAACCTGTAAGTACATCTTTAGGCTATGGTAATTATCCACAGAATATTTTTAATTCAATTAGTGGTGCAAATGTTCGTTTTAAATTAGGTAGTAAAAGAGTTGATCAAATATTAATTATTAATTACGAACATCTAACAGAATCCGAGACTCAAACAATTTTAACTCATTTTAATGATCAAAATGGTAGTATTGACTCTTTTGACTTATCTTCTATTATATGGTCAAAATGGACAACACCACCAGTTGACGTTTCATTATATCAGTGGAGATATAATAAACCACTTAATATTGAAATATCTGCGCCAAATAAATATAAACTGTCTATAGAATTAATTTCTACACCTATATAAATGGCAAATTTTCCATCTTTAATACCATCTAGTAGATTATATATAAATGGTGATTTTCCAAATGTTTTAAACACATCATTATCAGGAGTTGTCAGAGGTTTTCGCAGAGGTAACAGAAGAATACAACAAACATTACAGCTTACATTTACAAACTTAAATGAAACTGAAGTTAATCAAATTAGATCTCATTATGATGGACAAAATGGTAGCTTTGAAATATTTTTCTTGACTTCATCTATTTGGAATGACTACGCAACACCACCTGTCCCATTAGTATCAGACTTTGCATGGTTATATTCTCAACCACCAATTATAAAAGATTCTATAACTAATAAATGGGATGTAGAAGTAGAACTGCAAACTATTCCTATAGATAGAGGGGAATTAATTTATGATGCTGGTGATTCTGGAAATTCTATAAGAACTAATACATTAGATGCTTTAGATAGTAGTGCAACACCTGTAAGAACTAATATAATAGATGCAGGAGATTCTTTTTAAATATGTCAATTACAGTAACAGCTTTACAAAAACAGAGGAGGGATACAGCAAGTAATTGGAATAATAATAATACTGTATTATTAGCTGGGGAATGGGGTATAGAATCAGATACAAAAAAATTCAAAATCGGAGATGGAGTCACAGCATGGTCAGGATTAGATTATGTACCAATTCCTGATACAAATAGATTACTAACTGGAAATTTAACAATAGGTGGTGATCTAACCGTTAATGGAGCAACAACAGAAATATCTACTCAAAATTTATTAGTAGAAGACAAAAATATAGAATTAGGGAGAGTAACTACCCCTTCAGATTCACTTGCTGATAATGGTGGTCTTACATTAAAAGGTACAACAGATAAAACTATAAGCTGGTTAAATTCTACTTCTTCTTGGACATCATCAGAACACTTTACTGTATCAGGACAAAAAGAAATAAGATATTTAGATTCTGACTCATCTAATTATATTGGATTTAAAGCACCATCCTCAGTAACATCAAATGTTATATGGACTTTGCCAGCTACAGACGCAACAACAAGCGGTTATGTATTAGCTAGTGATGCAAGCGGAAACTTAAGTTGGGTCGATCCTGGTTCTAGTACTAACCCAACTTTTACAGGTGATTTGACATTGCAAAATGATGGTAATATTAAAGGTTTCTCAACAGTACAAGCAACTTATACTGGTTCCACAAAAACTTTAACAGTCACAGTTTCAAGTAAAACTGCAGCACATAGATATAACGGTATTGGATCAAGTAATGGCTATAAAATTGATGGTTATGAATCACCTTTTATTACATTAACATCTGGTAGGACATATAGATTTGATCAAGCCGATAGTAGTAATTCTGGACATCCTTTACGGTTTTATTTAGAAGCTGATAAGACAACAGCATATACAACAGGGGTTACTACAAATGGTACAGCAGGTACGGCTGGGGCATATACAGAGATAGCTGTTACAGATACAACCCCAATAGTTTTGCATTATCAATGCTCATCACATGCTCACATGGGTAATAGTGTTTGTACAAATTCTAATGTTGTTAACTATAATGATTTATTTAATAAGCCAACAATACCAACTAATAATAACCAGTTAACAAATGGCTCAGGGTTTATTGATGGTACTTCTTTAAATGCAGATAATTTGTCATCTGGCACAATACCTGATGCAAGACTTCCTGATCCACTGCCAGCAATATCAGGTGCAAACTTAACAAATTTGCCTACTGGCGCAGGTGGTTTAGTTGGTGGTGGTAATGAAGAAATTTTTGTAGAGGTAGAAAATACAATGGATAACAGTTTTACAACAACCGCAGGTAAAAATTATATTGGCTTAACCTCCTTAGCTATTGCATCTGGTGTAGTTTTTACTGTGACAGATGGTACTTTTGTTAGTTTTACTTAAAATTATGATAGCTAAATCTTATTTATATCTTATAAAATCAGGAGGGTTAGTAGGATCTGGTGGTGAAAAAATATTTATCGAAGCTGATAGCGAAGTAAATAATAGTTTTACAACAACAGGACACAACTATTATGCAGTTAGTCCTTTATCTATTGCATCTGGTGTTGTTTTAACTATTACAAGTGGAACTAAACTAGAATTTATTTAAGAACAATTTTAAAATTATGTCAAAATTAAATGTTGATGAGATCGAAGCAAACGGCACAAATAGCAATGTAAAAGTTACTGCTAAAGGTGCTGATGGAGCATGTGAAATTAAAGGTGCTACAAATGACGCTATTCTCCAATTAAATTGTTCAGCACAATCACATGGAGTGAAACTACAAAGCCCAAACGATGCTGCGGGTCAAAACTATACAATAATATTGCCTGACAATCAAATAGATGCTAATAAAATCTTAAAAGTTAAAAGTATTAGTGGTAGTGGCGCAACTGCTGTTGGTCAACTGGAATACGCAGATGCACCAACAGCAACAGTTACTAATTTGGATGCATCTAACTTAACAAGTGGTACATTGCCAAGTGCTAGATTTGCCGCTTTAAGTGCTACTGATGGTGCTGGCTTAGTTTTGATAAGTAAATCTACAGTATCAACAGATAATACTATTACAACTATTGATTTTGATTTAGAGGATAATAGTTTATATAGATTAGTCGGTAAGAATATTACACTTTCTGCAAATAATGACAATATAAAATTTGAATGGCTCGATACTAATAACCAAGCGCAAACAAATATAATTAATACTAATTATAGATATACTGGTACTAATAAGTTTAGCGAAACACAAAGCTATGTTATACCGTGGGATAATCAAAGTTATATGGGTACAGAATTTTCATTCATAGCAACTATTAGTACTAAAGCATATTTCAACTATATGATTCTTAATCATTATGCCCCTGGCTATCGATATAATTATTGCGATTCGTACTCAATGTTTGATCATGAAGCGACTAACGGTACAACAAAAAGTATAAATAAAATTAGATTAACAACTAACAACAGTAATTATTATCAATCAGATACACAAATCTTACTATATAAATATAATGAAAGTTAAGGTATAGACTTTAATATTCAAATTTTATATAATCATATTAAAAAAATCTTTAAAGATATGTCAAAAATAAAAATTAATGAAATTGAATCTTTATCATCTAATGGAGATTTAACCATAAGCCCTAATGGTTCTGGTGTATTTGAAGTAGCAGGTGAAGACGCTAGTGGGACACTTCAGCTAAGTAAAGTAAAAATTAAAGCACCTTCTACAGCGCAAAATTATACAATGGTTTTGCCTGCAACTGATATTAATTTATCTACTAATAAAATTCTAAAAGTTGATACTATTACAGGTAGTGGTAGCACAGCAGTAGGCCAATTAGCATACACAGATTTACCGGAACCAGACTTAACTCAATTAGACGCATCTGAACTCACTACTGGCACTGTACCAGCCGCAAGAATACCGAATCCAATACCTGCAACTTCTGGTGCTGCATTCAAACTAGTTTCTACAAGTACTGTTAGTAGTGGGTCACCTGTTTCATCTATAGAATTTACTTTAGATGATAATTCTTTATATAAATTACTTGGGATACATATAGCTACTGGTAATTCAGGCGGAAGCACACAAACTAGTGATGGTATGACCTATTTACTCAAAAGCTCTACAGGGCAAATTCAGAATCTTGTATATGATGGTTATTATGCAGATTGGATGACAACAGGTACTAGTCATAGTGCATATGCATTAGGTGTTTCTGGATCTCAAGCATATTTGTACACAAAATGGCTAGCAAACGTAGCCAATGCAGCAACAGCAAATTCCATTTTTGAATTTTCAACTGGAGATAAAAATGCATGGTTATATTCAAAATTAAGAGAAAGAGCATTTGGAAACAATGAATTTAACTTTCATGAAGCAAGAGGTTCTATTGATAATAGTTATACTGGTGATAATGAATTTAGAACACTAACAATAGTACAGAGTAATGGCAGTCACCGTTTTATAAATCCTACTGAATTTCGTTTATATAAATATATGGAAGCATAATTTTAATTTATATTTATAATATATAATAGAAATACTTTTTGTATTAAATGTCAAAAATAAAAGTTGATGAAATAGAAAGTAGTAGTGCAAGTTTAAAGCTGGCTGGAAAAGGAACTGGCTTAGTTAAAGTGAAAGGTGCTGGTGGTGCGGACGGCACTTTACAATTAACAAGCGGTTCTAATGGAGTAAAACTAAAATCACCGCCACATAGTTCAGCGCAGTCATATACTATGATTTTGCCTGATAATAACATTGTTCAAAATGCTTTTATAAAAGTAAAAAGTGTATCTGGCACTGGTGCTAGTGCTATCGCTCAGTTAGAATATGCAACGCAAACTGAGCCAGACACAACAAATTTAAATGCTTCTAATTTTACAACTGGGACAATATCAACTGCACGACTTGACACAAGTAGTATGTTCACAGCATCTAATGGTTTTGGGTTAAAACTTATATCTAAGTCTAGTGTTTCAGTTGATAATACTATTAGTGAGATATCTTTTACTAATTTAGATGCAGATAGTATGTACTGGTTATTAGGTAAAAATGTAAAATGTAGTAATGTTTCTACAAATAATTTAAGAATTAACTATCTAAATAGTAGTAATAGTAAATTATCTGCGAGCGGCTTAGAATATAGAGATGCACCTACATCTGGTTCGTATACCACAAAAGTTAGTAATAGTAGTGGTAATAATTATAATTTATCAGGTTATTACCAAGCACAAAAACATGGTTTTTTAGGTGAATTTTCTACCCATGACAGTTCCTATAGTTTTTTTGAAACTTTAAGTTATAGTACAAGTGAGCCAAGTGTCGTTAATCGCTTTAAAACTTATACAACCTCTGGAGCTATACGAGGAATAACGATAAAATTTAATGATACCCAGTATTATTTCCAATCTGGCACTGAAATTTTACTTTACAAAATGGAGACATAACATGTACAAAATGTTAAATGGTGAAACTATTAAAATGACAGATGAAGAGATTGCTGCGCTTGTGGCATCTCAACCAACTGCCGAGGAGATTACTGCTAGGAAATGGGAAGGAGTAAGAGCAGAAAGAAACGCTAAACTTGCTGCTACAGACTGGAGAGCTACTAGTGATCTTTCATTATCTGATGAATGGAAGGCATTTCGTCAGGCACTCAGAGACGTACCTTCTCAAACCGACCCAGATAATATTACTTGGCCTACAGAACCCAGTAGTTAAAGGACAAATGTTTTAGTTATACACTGCTAGTTGTAAATAATTTATAGTCACTTAATATAAAACTTTAATTTTTAAAAATTATGCTAAAAAAAGCTTTAACTATAGCTGCTGTTTCAGCACTATCAACTCCAGCCTTTGCGGGTAATTGGTTTGTAAATGTTGAAAATAATGGACAGTTGCAAGGTAAAGACTGGAAGGGGTCTTCAACTGATTTCCACATAGGTTATCAAGGTGCAAATGCAACTGGTTCGGCTGATTATTATGTACAAGGCGGATTAAATGTTAATTCACCTGATGCAGCAGATTCAGAAAATAATTTTTCTGGTAAAGTTGGCGGTTCTGTAAACGCTTCTGAAAAAGTAAATATTTACGGTGAATTTTCAATAGTTACAAATAATGTAAATAATTACGGTTCAAAAATTGGGCTTAAGTGGTTGTTTTAATATTATTTAGCTGTTTTAGTAGTCATTGTTCTTGTCATCATTGACAGTGATAAATATAGAGGCAAAATAGTAGGTAAAATTATTAGCATGCTTATAATTAAGGTATGACTAATTGCTTTTATTATTGCCTCTTTTACCATGAATTTTATTTCTAAATTAAGTTCTATACTTTCCATCCTATCATTTCTAATTTCCTTAACAACTATTGGGGCTGGCTACGCTGGCTATAAATGGATACGTAGCGGAAATTTTGAAAAAATGATGATGGAGAAAGTTATGGATCAAGTAGGCACACTTATCCCATCTGTACCTAGTACAACAACACCTCCACTTTTTGAAACACCTAAAAAATTAAATTTTTAGTGTCTAAAATAAAAAGTATTAAATTAATTGATGTATCTATACCAAAAACATCTATTAATTTTATTCCAAATCAAAAATCAATACCAAAAACTAGACATATAACAAGAGATTTAGACATACCAGCAATTAGTATGCCATGCGTTGAAATTAGAAGAGATGGACTTACAAATAAACAATTAATGAAAGATGATCCAAAAAACAATTTAACAATAAATTGTTTAATTCCTAGCTTTCAACCTATGATATATAACACAAAAAAAACACAAAAAACAAATAAAGCTGCAATCCCTAATACTGATAATTTAACAGAATCTAGAAACAAAAATAAATCAAAAACTGAGACTAAAAGTGAAACTAAAACTGAAACTGCAAATATTTTACTAATAGAAGAAAAACCTTGCCCTGACCCAAATAAAAATAATCCTAGAATAGGTGATTTCAGTAATTCAGGAAATGAAGTTGTTATTGGTTTTAAACTTATCAAAGAAACTCAAGAATGTGTAATTTTATATAGAAATAATTCCATAATTGAAAAATATTTACCGTCATTAAATTTAGTTTCAAATACATTTGCAATAACAACTGTTGCAGTAACAGCAGGTACTATAGTTGCACCGTTTTTAACAAAAATTGTAAAGCCTTTATCAAAAAAAATAATAAAAAAAATAAAATCTAAGTTACTAAATAAAAAAGTCGAACAACTTACAAAGAAACAAATAATTACAAATAAATATAGAGAAAAAAAAGAATTGCCACCTTTTTATAAATAATTATTTTTATTTTAAATTATGTGTATGATCTGTTATTGGTTTTATATTAAATCTAATATCCTCACATATAAGAGCCATTTCACCTACAAAACTAACACCTAATTTAAAAAGCTCATGACAAGTTTTAGCTCTTGACATTTCATAATTAAGCCTTTTAGAGGCAAGACTTGCTTCATATAATTCATTTTGTTTCTTCATTGCTTTTTTACATTCTCTTACAGCAGACCTATCTAGCGGTATTGAAAAAGTCGCAGTAATACCACCATTTGCACTTGTATTACTTTGCCTCATACCTGTTCTTACTTGTTCATAATATAAAATATTACCAGGATTATCAGGTACACCATCACCGATATTATTACCATCATCATCAAGTAAACCAAAATTATCAGAGGTGTCATAAACTGGCTTTTGATAGTTTGGCTCATAAGGCGAGCCGAAGCCATAGGTGTAGGAGACAAAAGGGCTTATATTTAAAGTTGCTCCTTGACAAGATATGCCCTGCATAGTGTATTGAAATTGCCTTGAAGGAACGACTTGTACAGCCTGATTGGTAACTGACCCAGTGGAATTGCTGGTAGTATTTATAGTATTAGCAAAAATTGGATTATTGAAAAATAAAAGTAAAACAAAATATTTTTTCATTGACTAAAGGTACTTGTACTGTCAGAAATCATCTCAATATTAGTTTCCCTAGTTATGTTTGTGTAATTTGTAAGACCAGGTGCCTCTAGTGTTTCATAATAATTAAATGAATCTGCCTCATTTACAATGCTATATGTAGGTTTATTAGAAAAAGATGGAATTATATAAGTTGTTCCTACACCTTCGACTGTTGTATTTTGTTTTTTCCATCCTGTAGGAGCTACATTACCAGTACTTGATTTAACATTAGTTCCACCTACTGTAAATTGGTAACCTGTTCTAAATTCAAAAATTTGTAAATTTTCTAGCACAGTACTCCGTGTTTCTACATGTTGTTGTAGAACTCCTGTTTGAAAGTTTGGTATTACTTGATTTGCATAAACTGGTTTATAAAAGATAAATAAAAAAAATATATATTTTTTCATTAATCAACAATTAAAGTAGTAGTTACTTGCCCTACAGCTTCAGTATTATGACCTCCTGCTGTTATTGCTACAGCCCCAGCAGTTGTAATTGTACCTGCTAAATTCCCTGCAGTGCCACCAGCCGTAGATATTACATTTGAGGAATAATTTGGAACCTCACCTACAGTAGGTGCAGAACCAGAAAGCGCATCCCCTTGGGTAAAGCTTTGGCTAAAAGAAAAGCTATTAGAAGGGGTGTCTTGAGTGGCCGTTAAAGTTGGAATATTTCCAACTGCTGAGCTTACTGTTAAAGAACCAATACCATTTGCTACAGCAGAATCACCAGTCCCATAAGTCGTATCTATACCATTACCGCTTACACTGTAAGAAGTACCCATTCTATCCATGCTAGTAACTGCGCCTCCTACGGTTAATTTTACACTTGAGCTAATAGTGTGATTTAAATTTGCATTTGCAACAGGAGCAAATAGTAAAAAGCTTAAAAAGAAAAGTTTTTTCATTTTTTTAGTTTAGGTTCAATTACTTCAGCACCCTCGATTTTTAAAGGTGTAATAACTCTTATAGTCTGTACCATTCCTTCATTATTTGCAAATTCTCTTGTCTGTTCTTGGCTATCTTTACGTTTTTTAGCACCCTCCAAACCAAAACTGGAAAGACTTGAAGCAAGAAGACTTGCGGGAAAAGTTATATCTTGCTTTTCTCCTGTTGTAAGACCTGGTATTTTAGGCAAGTAATTACTTGTAACTAATAAACCACTCCAAAAAACTACTAAGAGCCTAACAGCAACAGAAATTAATTCAAATTGTTCTTCTTTATCGTCAAACTTTTCTTTTAGTTTTTGTATAGGGTTTTTCTTTTTTTGTTCTTCCATGTTAGATAACTAGCCTTTTGTGTGAGGAGGTAGCGTTAAAGCCACAGGCTAGTTATGGCAAATATACCAAATATTGTTATGTTTGGAAAGGATGACATAAGGAAATGGACACTGACAAACTATTCAATATAGATTTTGAAAAACCTACACCAGAATTAGAACTATCTGTTGAGATGCGTTGCAGAGAAATAATGAATAATAAAAATACTGAAGAGTTACAAAAATACTGCACAAATTTAATAAGACATCAAATGAGGCAAGATTTATTTTTAACTGGTATGTTAGGTCGGCTTGCAGAACTTGAAGCTTTACTTGCTCTGTATGAAATAAAGAAAGAAATGAAAAGTATGAAGAAACCTTTATGGAAAAGATTTAAGGCTATGCTGGGCATGCTCAGATGATCTTCCATCCTCCCAGAAAACCTTGTAGTAATACTGTGAAACTCCTAGTTTATTTTTTCTTGTAAAAGCTTTTGTAATTTTGCCAGTAAATTGTGCATATTTACTAGCTGAATACCCCACTGTTGCATTTCTTTTTACAACCTGATTAAGTTCAAACTTTTGTCCTATTGGTGTTTTCATTCAAGTGTTTCTTCGTATTCTTTAATTTCTTTAATGGTGAAATCTTTCACCTGTAGTTTTGGAATTTTACTTATTTCATAGTTATGCTTAACGATAGCAGTCCTTATATGATCATTGATCCAATCCCCGTCATTTACTGTAAGGTCTGCTCTTGAATCATCAGTAATATATATTTTATGTTCTATACCCCGAAGTTCAACATCAAGCAATAATTTTAGTAGTCCTTTCCTTCTAATTTCTTGAAGACAAGCTAGTTTGTTATAAGAAGGTGTGTCTTTTCGTTTCATATAATAATTATATTTAAATTTTAGATGTGTTTCAATGTCTTTCCTTTTTCAAGGGTTTTGTATAACTTTCAAGTTAGTAACGTTATGACTTTACTAACTATCAGGCCTCCCAACTATTTGTTTATTACTTTGTTACCTCCTTACAAAATTCTTTACCTTTTTTATAATTATGTTTTAGCCATTCATGTAAAGCAACAGATACTATTTGTGAAAGAGTAGTATTATTTGTCTTTGCAAGTTGTTTAACAGCATCATAATCTAGTTTACATAATGGTGTAACAGTAATTCTAGCAGTATTATTCATTTGTTTACCTCCTTAGTTTTAAATTCACAGGTCATAGCAACATCTACTAAATACTTTTGTACTTTTTCTGTTGCTGACTTATTAGCTTCTAAATCTTTCCATTGACCCTTAGTAAGAGATAAATAAACCTCTTCTAGTTCTGCATGAGTCAAGTTTAATAAAGTACCCATTACTTGTTTACCTCCTTACAGGCTAGTTCTATACCTGCATTACAATCTGTAACTGTCATGTCATATAGACTTGTTGAAAGGGCTGTATAAAACAACCCTGATGCTGCTAACATCATTAGAAAATTAGACATTTTTAGATGCCTCTATAGGATTTTTGTAGCCATCACCATCTTGACCTGTAAAGTATGGTTCTTTTGCTGATGTGCATCTAGCCATTGCCTCTAACCACTCTTCATCCTCGCTTTCTGCTATATGCTTAAACATTTCATAATGAAATATAAATAAGCCTTGATACTTAATTCTACATTTTCTATCACCTTCAGTATCTGACGTAAACCTACAAGGAAACTGATAAGTCTTGCCATTATTATGATAAAAGAATGATGTCTTGTTGAAAAATTGACCAAGATCTAGATCTGCATAGTTTTCTTCTAAACGTGCAAGTGTTTCTCTAGTCTGATCAATTAGCTTGCGATTATTAGCCTTAACACGTACTTTTAGTTCAAGCTCTAATTGTGCTTTCCAGTTAAGGTACATATTAAGCTCAGCTTTAGTTGCTTTAGTCATATAGAAAACCTCTTGGCCGTTTAGTACATTCTTAATATATATTAAGGGTATACCCCTGTCAAGTAATTAAATCTAATTGATAGGTTGGTTTAAATATTTCTTTTTGTAATTTGTTTGTATTGAGTTTTTCTTTTACATAATTAAAATATTCTTTATTGATTTCTATACCAGTTGCATCTATACCTAAATCTTTACATACCTCTAATACAACACCAGAACCCATAAAAGGGTCTAATACACTTGCAGGTTCAAACCATTCTATTAAATTCCTTATAAGTTTATATGGCTTAGTCCATGCACCTAATTTACTTTGCATATTTCTAGGATAAATAAGCACACTATTTAATTGTTTTCTTTCTTTAGGCTTATATATTCTTTTTCCTAATTTATCAGTACCAATACAACCATTACCTTTTTTAACAAATTTTGTATCTTGATATTCACCAACACTTGCAGATTTAGGTTGTCCATAAATATAAATATAATCATGTGTAATTCTAGGTAAATCATTACTAACCCACCTACCATCAGAAAAATGCCATATTAACTCTGTTTTAGGTGTACCTAATAATTTTTCTACTTTATGCCTTGACCTGTGATTACAAAAAGCTATTACATTTTGTGGTATTTTAAAATTGATTTTTTCCCAATCCTGGAATGGTGGATCTAATACTAATAAATCTGCTATATCTAAGTTATTAACTATTTCATAAGAATTTTTATTATATATTTTTATATTATTCATCTTATTAATCTTGCAAACTGTTGAAGTGTTAATACAACACGCCAGTTATCACCTTCTGCACATCCTGGCATTTTTTTATATCTAACTAATGTAGCTGCATATTTTACCTTTGCGTTTATTCTCTGCTGTTCAGCTTCTCTAGGCTTTTGTAGTACAGCCGCATTAGTATCTTTCCGATTTGCAACCTGTAAAACAGTATCAGGAATACCAACAAGATCTCCTTTATCCAGTTCTGCCCCTGCCCCGAAACGTCTTTCAACCTCATACCCTGTAAATTTTGTTAATAGTGCGGCTGCCTCCCTTTCTGCCCTATCGCCTTTTTCTTTTGCTTTATTTGTCATTTTTCTAAATCGTTAATTTGTTTTCTTATTTTTTCAAATTCAACAGTATATTCCTTAGTTTTAAATTCTGATTTATGAGTAAACATATATCTGTCATCTAACGCAGCTAGTTGTAAATATAAATCTTTCAATAAAACTTTTTTTCTTTTTTTAAACTCTTTATTTAATAAATCTTCTTCTTTTGTAGGTTTTGACCAATAAATTACTAAATCAAAAAGTTCTTTAATTCTTTTTAATGCAGTTTCTATCTTTTCCATTTTGTTCATCTTATACTCCATGAATAACTTGTATCCTGTTTTTTTGCTATTCCTTCTTCTCTCTCAAACTGTTCTTTCTCTTCAATAGTTTCATTAATTTCTTTTTTATATTTTATTAAATCACTACTATATATCCACTTTTGAGGGTTTCTTTTTCTTATGGCAGTTATATCATTTACTTCTATTTTATTATTAATAAATCCATCATTATAAAAATTTTCTAATATAACTTTTCTCGCATCTATTTGTTCTTGACATTCTTTCTTTTTAGATTGCCAATGTTTTAATTCTGTTAATAACTGTTCTGGTTGTAATGTCATTTCGTAATTGTTTTTAAAAACTCAGTTCTACATATTTCATAATCATACATACATTCTTTTGGGCTATATTCTTCTGTTTTTATTTCATAAGGTGTAATATATATAACCCTGCAAGTAAATAAATCAATATTATTAAAATTTTGGTCTAACAACGAAACATAACCACCTATTTGCAATCTATGATTTTTCTTTTTAAATTTATCCTGTGTTTTAAAATCTGCTAAACAAAGTAAACCAGTATCTTTATGTTGTAAAACAGCATCTAATGTTCCTGCTATATCATTAACCCTATCTATCATTCTTAGCTCACTTGCAACAATATTCCATGTATTCCACATACGATAATTGAATAAATTTTTTAACCATTTTGTATATTCTTTTGCATAAGAAAATGCAAGGTTAGTATCTTTTGTTTCGCTCCATATCTGTATAGCTTCATGAATATTTGTGCCTCTTTCTGCAGCTTTTTCCATGTTCTTATTGACAAAAGCATTAGGTTTTACAACTTCACTTACAGACCTTGCAACATATCTATTATTTTTTAGATCATAATATCTATGCTCATCAGGATAAAATTTTACAAACTGATCTTTACTTAAAATATCTTTTATATTTCTAGTCATTTGTAGGATCAAAAGTTATTTTACCAGTTATGGGATTTTTATATTTAGGCAATTTATTTCTAGGTATCATAGATCTTGCATTAGCTTTAGTTCTATTTATATATATCCATTTACCAGTAATAATACATTTTTCATAACCCATTGCTAAAAACCAACCTTCGGGAGGTTTATCCAAATCTTCTAATTTGACTAATTTTTTTTCAATTATTTTATTAAGTAATTTTTTCATACTGTTAGTTTTTATAAGCTTTTCCATTAGTTATTTATTACTCCAAAATCATCAAAAGTTGTCACCTGTTGTGCAGGGTGTTTTATATCGTCAGGTTTATTATTATATTTATTTTTTCTTTTTAGCTGTTCTTCATAATTAGCCATTTTTAAACCTTTCCATGTGCCATCTAATATACCCATTTCTAGTTGTTCTACAACAATACTTTCACCATACTTTTTGATAAATTTATTTATCTCCGAGATTTGCATTTTCCATGCATTGTCTGATTTACTACCTTTTTTTACTTGCCAGAAATTATAAATAAGATTTTGTAAATGTAATAAATTATCTGGTATGGCCTTTTCTTGTTTTTCTTTTTTATTAATTTTTTCTTTTTGTTCTTTTGGTTCTAAACTATCTAAGTTTTGTTTAACTTCTAACTCTGTATTATTCTCATTTTTATATATATAGTTAATCATAAAATTCTTATCTTGTACATTTTGCTTTAATGCGTCTAGTCCCATTTCTAAAACAATATTTAGAAATGATGTGCTGTTAATGGTTCTTGGCTTAAATTCCATGATCTCATTGAATATTTCCCTGTTTAAAGATGGCCTGAAAGTGGACATTAGTGATCAGATTATGACGTAAAGTGTTCTTGTAATGTACATTTGTTGACTTAATTTGCCACAATACGCTATATATATTGAATTAAATCTTAACATTATGCTAAATATATGTTAGTATATGTTCATAAGTCATTAATCTATGTATAACGGATTAGCTGACAAGAAAAAGTATTTACAGCAACTTAGGGATGAGTTGTTAGGAGTAAACGACCCTTTTGAACTATTGGCAGAAGTTATAGCTGATAACCAAAGACTTAGAAATATCATTAGTAACCATGATTGTCAAAAAGGTATACTTTAGATATACTTATAAATATATATTTTCTAAAATTGAACAAAGAAATAATAACTTCACTTTGCAAATTTATACAAGAAGTCGGAACTATTGAAGAAAAAGCAGATGCACAATATGGCAAGTTTGCTGATCTTTCTGGTGTTTTGGCAGTTGTTAATCCTGTATTAGCTAAAAATGGTTTAATAGTAACTAATACAACAAATGTTGAATCTGACAATAATATTCTATCTGTACAGCTTCATCATATATCTGGAGAATCCTTACCACCGTCTAAAATACTTTTGCCTAAAGGTATTGCAAAAAATGAGCTTTATAGTACAGGGCAAGCATTAACATATTTTAAACGCTATTTATTGCTAGGTTTATTAAACCTTACAGCAGGTATTCCAGATCATGACGGACAGATATTTAATCCTGATGTACAACAAAATAAAGTTACTTCTATAACAAAGAATAAAGCAGTAGGCATGCCACAAATATTAGATAAAGAAACAAAAGATTACTATCTTAAACTAATTGGTAAATTATTAATAAAAGATAAACAGCTTTACAACACTTTAGCCGATGCCCTTTATATTGAATTTGACTTCGATAGGTCAACACAGCTTTCACAAAATATATCAATGCCAAAACACGTTACATTTATAGAAGAATGGATTAATGCAAACACATGATTAATGAACCTTTAGAAACTAGACCTATTGATAAAACAGCTTCCTTATGGAAGAATCGTTTTTTAGTACAATCAAAACTTACAGCATCAAATCACAGAATATTTTTAGCTTATTGTAAAAAAAATAATTTAAATTTTTCATCAGGTATTAATAGCCTGATTTCAACTTATCTTTCTAATAAAACAGATGTTTAATGTATCAATCGCAGGGCGTTTAACTAAAGACGCTGAATATAAAAAAGCTGGTGCTTATGATCTCGCAGAATTTACAATAGCTGTATCACATCCTAGAGATGAAACATCTTTTATAAAATGTCAGGTATGGGGTAAACGTTATGAAAACATATTAGATACTTATAAAAAAGGTTGTTTAGTCTGTGTATCTGGTAATGCTAAATACACTGAATATACTAATGAAGAAGGAGAAACTAGAAAGTCATTTCAAGTATCTGTTAATGAATTTACTTACCCAGAAAAAAGACAACAACAAACACCTACAATGGAAACAGCAGACATTCCTTTTTAATGGGTATTCAATTAACAATAGATCAAGATCTTAAAGGCTTTGATAGATTTTTAAACAACTATAGAAATCAATTACCATTCGCATCCTCTGTTGCTATAAATAATACTGCATTTGATATAAGAACAGCACTTAATAAAGGAACGTTAGGGGCGTTTGATAGACCTACAAAGTTTACACAGAAAGCATTTTTAGTACAAAAATCCAAGAAAAATAATTTAGTAGCTCATACATTTGCACAAGATCAAGCTGGTAAGGATAGGGCTAGATATTTGCGCTTTGGTGTAAAAGGTGGACAAAGAATACCTAAAGGATTTGAAAAATATTTTGCAGGTCTACCAAATGACGGGACAATACCATCTAATAGTTATTTTTATCCTACATCTTTTATTAAATATGATAAACACGGTAACGTAACAAGATCAACACTTAAACGAATATCAAGTGGGATAAGTAATAATCCTAGAGGTGGTTTCTTTATTGGTACACCTGCTAACAATCCTGGTAAACCTGCTGGCATTTATAAAAGATCTAAAGAAAAGTTATTTCCATTCTTTATTGCATCAACTAGAAAACCTAATTATCAGTCAATCTTCAACATAGAACAGATAGCTGGAAAGGTTGTACAGCGTAAGTTTAACCAACACTTTGATAAGGCTATGTCAAAAGCTATAGAGACACGTAAGTAGTACTAGGTTCTTCCAGTGCGTGCCACTGTGGGTCGTTCATGCG